CTCCTCGCCGAGCTTGCTGCCAAGCGTCCGATTGGTGAGGCCGCTCCCTGTGCCCGAGCCAATGGGCGCGCGTCCGCGCAAATCCGGTACGTTGAATGTCGTTGAGCCATTGCCGACGCCCCATGTCGTGCCAATTGCCGCAAATAATATGGCATACGTCGTGCGTGACACCGCCGCCCCATCGCACAGCAGCCAACCGGTTGGCGCGGATGCCCCGCCAAACATCACCATTGCCCCAGCAGGATTTAACGCTGCCGCTGTATGCACCCCGTCAATGCCATGTTCTGCAAGAAAGGTATTCCACGCTTCACGCGCCGGGCGGTTGACAATGCCTTGCACTCCATATACCGGATCATTATCTCCGGTTGCCCGTTCCCCATATTCAATCCACGTGGGAGTTGCCATAGTATGATGCTCCTATAACGTATTCCGATTACGCTGCCCGCCGAAGGTCATTGACCCGTCAAATAGCCACGACCCGTTAATCACCATCGGCGGCAAGGCCAAATAGACGCCGGTATCTTGCAATGTCCATGCGATGCGCGGCGTCATGAGTGCGGTTTTTTTCGTCAAGACTTTTCCAATCTGATTTTTCAGGGGCAGGCCGGTTTCGTCTCGCAGGATTTCCGTTGAGAACGTGACAAACTGCCCTGCTTCGACCTGAATATTCCGGTATGATAATTCCACGCACGTCAACGTATAGACCGGCTGCGCGAAGACCTCCACGACTCGGGCTTGCACGGCCTGTAACGTCGTCGCATCAAAAATCCATCGCCACTCAAACGGAGTGACCGGGCGACGCACACCATAGCGCGTCTGACTCGCTGCGTCACACGTTCCCGCCCCGTCATCATAGCCTAAAAAATCGCTGCGCACACCTTCGCTGAATCGCCGATCAACTTGGATGTAGGCGGGCGCATAATACGCTTCGGCCTGATTGATAAGATTGTCGATGCTCCATGACACCGTTTCGCTGCCGTCAAAATCCCGCTCTGCGAGAAAGCCTTGAATGTTATACGTTGTCAGGGCGGCATCAATCTGGAACAGAAGATCGCCGTCCTGATTCACCCACGCATTTCCCAAGAACGATGATAAAATTTCCGTCACGATTTCGTCAAGGCGGCGGTCAGCCAATAATATTCCCGCCGCTTTATAGCTTTTCGACGCGGCAATATTCCGCGCCAGCAGTTGCGCGGTCTGATCTATCGCGGTCAGCCCCGCCGCGTCCAGAATATCCAAAACAATATCAATCGGATTCGTGAGGACGCTGCCACTGACTTTTTTCCCTTTGCCGCGCGCCGTCAGCCCGTCGCCCTGATCGCTCGCAAAGTCGGCAATCGTGTCGCCGGTTGCCGTGCTGACAGTATAGGTGGCCGCCGAAATGACGGCGCCGTCCTTGTCATACAAAATCAGGCCGGTCGTTTCGATAACGCAGGCGGCGACTAAATACTTGAAATTGACGGTATCAATACAGGGACACGGCCAGACGCCGCCTGATCCGATGCCGTCTAATTCGCCATACGGTATCGGCAACAGGTCGCTTTCTTGTCGTGCGTTCGCAAATTCGCCGCTTTTGCGAAGATAATACGTATCAGTATAGTTCATTTGATCGCCGTCACTTGCAACGTCGTTCGCGTCAATTTCTGCCGCGTGACGCGGCCTGCAAATATCGGGAGAAACAAATCATAGGGCAATCCGCGAAACCCAAATCGAATCGTCAACGCCGCCGCGAGAAACGTGTCAGCTTGCAAAATATCGGAGAAATGCAGGTTGGCATTATCCAGCGTCACACCGAACTCCGTCTGTTCTGACCGTGAGAGACTGCTAATCAAATCTTGGGCGAGCGGTGTCAAGGTCTCTTCTAATTCTTGATCCCAATTGACAATATACGCGCCGCGATCTATGATGCCTGCTAAATCCGATCCGCTGCCGAAAAACCATGTCCCGCCAAAGATCGCTGATCCATCAAAATCCGTGTAGCCGGTCGGTTGCCCGATCTCATCGTCTTCGGGATACGTGGGAGCGTAGATATATTTCCCCATTGCTGTTTCGATAAAGACGATCACAATGGGCGCATCGCCGCTGGCGGCGGCCTGTTGAAAATAGGCAGACGGACTATACACGCGGAATCACCACCTCGTCAAAATTGAGCGTGACGGTATGCAGATTGACCTGCTGATATGTGCGTGGGATGCCGTCACGCAAAAGGACGACAAACAACATCTCGGCTTCATCCGAAAACAAATGCAAGAGCAAGGACGACACGCGCCCCGTTGTTGCATTATGTAGCGATAAGGCCATGCTGCGCAGGGTATCAATATCTGCCGTGCTGATCATGCTATACGTCAACGCAAAGGTTTCCTGCTTGACGTTGACGAGATTACGACGCACGCCAAATGCGCTGAGACTTTCAATGACGCTAAAATTTAAATTGTGTTCCGCGCCCCAATCCGCATTATGCGTCAGTTCTAAAAACTCGCCTGCATACAACAGCCCTATCTCGATATAGCCGGTGGCATTCATACTGTCATTAACCACGACGCGCCAATAGCGATACGATTCATTCAGATAGAGATACGCGAGATTCCGCAATGTGACGGCCTGCGTATAGGCGGGGCTGCCCCATGAATCTGTGGTGTTGGCCTCCAACGTGATGGTTGCGGTATCCGTCAAATTGTGATCGCCGCAGACGAACGCTGTAATCGCGGTTGCCGCGCCGAGATCGCAGACAATATTGACGGACGTGGTATCCAACCCGCTCCGAAAAAACGTGCCGCGATCTGACAGATTCAGCACATTATCGATGCCAAATGTCGGAATCGCCCGAAATACCCATTGATCATTGACGGCAAAATCATCGCCGCTCCCGCTTGTAAAGGCGATCTCAACGCTATGATTCAATGTTGACATGGACGCTGACGTGGTGACCCCTGTTGCGCCCCACACCCCTTCTGCCATTGATGTCTCACGCCATTTATACGTCGCTTGGCCGACCTCTGTTCCCCCGCTCACGCTGTCAATCACGACGGTATAAATCAGAATTGATGACCCGGCATACGTGCCGCCGGTCGTCATTGCTGCGCTGCCTGTGCCGGTTTTGAGCGCGCCGGTCACGACGCCGGGATATTGCGAATCCGGCGTCAGCATGCCAGCCTGAATCTTGTTCTCGTAGAGATACCGTGTCGCGCCGTACATAGTCAGCCTTACAGTTTTATCGTATAGAGGTTCGTCGCGTGAGTCGTGAGCAGCGTGTCAAAGGCTTCATAGGATGTGCCGATCACCGCCGTAATTTCGGCAATCGTGATTCCGTCATTCTCACCACTAATCATGTCATTCGTGATGATATTCCCCAAATCGCACGCATCCCATTCTTTGCGCAAGTCGCGCAATTTCGACATCGTAATCAACAGATTTGTCGCTTGCGTCCGCACTTGCCCGACATATTCATTGGCTTTGGTTGTGGTCATAATAGGGTGTCCTCCTGATACTGCGTGGAATAATAGGCTGAATCCAACAACGCAGGCGCGGTTTTCCGCGTCCAGCGAGAGGCTGTCAGCCGGTTGATATATGCTGCGACCTTGTTCACGTACAGCGAACCATCCAGATCGTCGCCTCTCTGAGTTGTCCCGTCTGACAGACATTGACGCTCCGGCGTCCATTCGCGCCACGCCATGCCTGCGGGCAATGCCTGATACTCCGGTTCAAGCGTCAGGAATTCCTTCACCGTGCAGGTCAACGTTTCGTCGCCATTTTGAATAAATATCTGTCCGCCGGCCTCACGAAATATGCGGATGTGATCAGTCATCTTATGCCCGCCGCGCCGTTAACCGCCGCAAGCCGTCGTCAATCTCTTTGATGACTTGCCGGTCAATGACGCTGGCATTAATTGTGAGATAATAATTATTGACCGCGCCCGTCGCCGCAGGCGTGATCATTCCGCCCGCCGCCATGCGCGGCACGGTGGGATACTTGCGTATGATGTCCATGCTGCGCCCGTGCGGAATGATTTCCGTCCCCGCCGGAAACGCGCCAAGCATCGGGCCGGGCGCAGTCATCAACGCCATGCGCCCGCTCGGAAACTTGGCAATCTCGCTGCCGCGCTCATTCACCCATGCCAAACCGGAGACCACCCCGCCCATCGCCGCCTGCGGAATTTCCCCGCTCTGCTCTACGGTAATTTTGACTTTCTTCTCCGCCGGAATCTTTTCAATCGACGCCGTAAATGCCTTGATCATTTCGTCGGCATCCTTGCCGATGACGCCTAAGTCTGACAATGAGGATTTCAGACTTTCGATGTCATTTGCCGCTCCTAACGAATCGCCGCCCGCCCCGCCGAAGGTTGCGCCGAGCGCGTCTAATTCGCCTTTAGTGATTTGCCCCTCACGATGTAATTGTTGCAAGGCATCCGCAAACTGCGACGTATCACTGCTTGCGCCGAGTGCGCCGCCCGCCGCCGTCTGTTCCGCGCCGGTCAACGTGGTCAAGCCTTCCGCTGCAACCTTCGCTTGTTCTGCGGCCAGCCGCTCTTCGTCCGTCAAGCCCGTCAAGTCCGTTGAGAGTCCTTCGGCTTGCGCGCCGGTCTGCGTCATGCCGTTCCCCGCCTGCCCCAACGCCGCCTCAAGCTGCTTGAGTTGATCGGTATCCATGCCAGAGGCTTCTGCCATTTCCAATAATTTCGTGCGTAACGCATCTGCTGGCACACCGGCGTTCGTCAATTCATTGGCAAATTGTGAAATTTCCTCGCCTGAAATTTGCCCATCCTGTGTCAATTTTGCTAAGGATTGCGCTAACTGTGTATGTTCTTCCGTTGAAATGACGGCTGACGCGGCTTCGCCATCAAACGCATCAGCTAACGCGCCAACAATAGGATTCGTTGACGCGAATGCCGTCATCACCATATCTGTCTCAGTTAAAGCTAAATTTTGTAATTTCGCATTGATTTCATCGGTGGACAGCCCCATCGCCTGCCATTCTGCGGTGCGGGCGGCAGCCTCTGCCCGCATACGTGTCATAATTTCAATCGCTTTTTCATTCTCTGCATTAAAGGTAATCAACGGCTCAGTGGGCAGAGGCTGCGCCATTTCAATGCCGAGTTGTTGCTCGGTCAACCCTAATTCTTTGAGTTTGGCGTCAAGCTGTTCGGTAGAGACGCCGACGTTGACCATCTCCTGCCGGAACCCTGATAGTTCTTGTTGCGTAAGTTGCCCATCAGCACGAATTTGATCAAACAGATTCATTAATGTTTGTGTTTGCGCATCTGTCATGCTAAAATCAATCGACTCAAACATCGATCCTATCGTCCCGACAATATCTGACGTATTTGTCAGGATTGTTGCGGCGTCATCTTTTGCGCGGGCGGTGAACTTCTCAATTGCTACAGCAATCTCTTCCTGCGACATGCCAATCGCTTCATAATGTTTTCGCACGTTTGCAACGGCCTCTTCAAGCGTTCCCATCGATGCGATAATATTATCTCCTGAAAATGCTGTTGATGCTTGTTCGCCGGCTTGCGCTGCTGTTGTGCCTAATCCATTTAATGCCGTTTGCAACAGCGTCACTTCATCAGCAGACACCCTCCCGTCATCTCCAATTTGTTCAAGCACAGGCATAATGCCCTGCATTTGTTCTGCGGTTAACAACCCTTGCGCGGCTAAAGATTGAAGCTGTAATTTCACGTTCCCAAACATTGCTTCATCATTAAAATCCAACCAACCGCTACCGCCATCTTTTTGAATTTCCGCACCAGCATTTTTTACAATTCCAACAATGTCAGACATGCCTGCGGACATTGTTTGTTTTGCATTTTCGACGCCATTTTGCACACCATATAGCGCGGCTGTTAAGACATCCATTTCTCCGGCAGTGACGCGGCCATCATCGCTTATTTGAGAGAGCAGTCCTGAAAGTGCGGAGAATTGTGTTTCAGTAATTGCTCCGGTATCTCGTAATTTCTCAAATTCGCTGGTCAAACCGGATAATGATGTTTCATCCACAAAATTTAATACGGTTGCATTTGTCTCTTTCATGTAACCATTGGCATCTTGCACAATGGCGTTAATGTTGGAAAAATCGGCTGTTATTGTTTGGCTGGTCTGAGTTGTTGTTGTGCTTAATTCATTAAATGCGGTGGTTAGTGTGCTAATTTCTTGCGTAGTAACGCGCCCATCTTGACTTATTGTTGATAATAAATCATTAAATGATGTAAATTGCGTTTCTGTAATTGCCCCTGCATCACGCAATGCAATCAATTCCGAGGTTAATGTTGACAGGTCTGTTTCATCTGCAAAATCTAACCAAGACGACTTGGTTGATTGCATGTAATCTGATGTTTCTTGTAAGATGCCATTAACTTTTGAAAATCCTGATTCTGCTGCCGTTCCAAGCGATGTTACGGCAGTCGCCGTCGTTTCTGTCGTGTTACTAACTTCGGTTTCGGCATTCTTAACATTGGCAAGCGCAGATTCTAAAGCTTTCAAATCCTGCTCTGACATGCCTGCTGCCTTCGCAATTTCCAGCATCTTCGCGCCGGCCTCAGACGCACTCAGCCCCATATCCTGAAAACTCGCCATCATTTGCAGGCTGACTTGCGCGGCCTTGCTCTCTTCGACACCGGACTTCACGACGGCCTGCGTAAAAATATCCATCGCGGTCGTGCCTTGCTGCCAATTCGCACTGATCCCGCCGAAGGTCTGATCCATCGTCGTGTCGGTCTGCGTCAAGAACGTCTGAAAGTCGAAATTCGCCTGCCCCATCGCGTCAAAGTTCGTTTTGAGCGCGGCAGCCATTTCCTCGCCGCCCGCGATATTTTTGCTGACGAAATCCTGAAACGCATTCGCGGCCTCCGTGCCTTTGGACTTAGTATCTTCAAACAGCCCGCCCAACAATTTCCACGCGCCATAAATCGCGCCGCCGGCGAGCGCGAACGGGCCGGCCGCCGCCACGACACCGCTTAACGCGCCGCTCAACCCGCCAAGAATGCCAGTCAAGCCACCACCGCCGCCCAGCAGTCCGCCTAACCCACTGAACGCGCCGGAGATTGAACTGCCTAAATTCCCAAACAATCCAGAAATCGCGCCGCCGATATTCCCAAGACTCCCCAACGCCTGCCCGATCCCGCCAATCGAATCGGTAATGCCTTTAATGGTTGCAGGCAACTCCGCGAAGCCTTGCAATTTGCCTAAAAAGCCGGTGATCCCGCTCGTATCAAATCCGAAGAGATCGCCAAGATTGCCAATGCCAGATGATAATCCCCCGAACACCTCAGATAACTGTCCACTCGCGTCTAATAACGCACCCATCGGATCAAGCTGCGCCTGCAACGTCTCTAATTGAAGTTGTTGCGCTTCCGCGACTTCATATTCCCTCTCCATGCGCCAGACGGCGGTTTGCTGCAACTCATCCAACACCACGCCTTGACTCTCTAATATCTGCAAGGCTTCTTTGTTGCCAAAGAGACGCTTTTTGTCGGCCTCATCGAGTTTGTTAATCCATTGCACTGACTCGTCAGCTTCTCGTTTGCGTGCCTGATATGCGGCGGCTTCAGCCTTGTCACGGTCTTCGGCGGCCTTTTTCAGCAATTCTTCATTGCGCTGTGCGTCCTTGAACAGCCGTTCACTCGCGTCATTTCGCGCTTTCGCGGCCCGCGCCGCTTCTTTCGCGGCGCGTTCTCGTTCACGCTCAACCTCAGCCAAGTCTTTTGCGCTGTCTTTCAGCTGCCGCAGTTTTTCCTGCTCTTGCTCAATGGCGTCTTTAATCTGTTTGCTGCCCGCCGCGCCCGCCGCGCCGCGTCCGGTCAACGAGGCTTTCTCCCGCTCCAATGCGGCAATTCGCGCCTCAACCTGTTGCACTTCTTCCACGCCGAAGACCGTGCGCGTTTTGTCAGCGATAGATGCCTTGAGCCCCTTAATTTCCTCGCCTAACGCTTTCGCCCGCGCGGACGCGCCGCTGCTCATATCTTTTTCAGCGTCGCGGGCGTCACCATAGGACTTTTTTAACTCGCGGATGCGGGCTTCGGTCTCTTCAATTTGCTGCTTGACGATGGGCAGGCTGCTCTGCTCTCCCATCGTTTTCAGGTCGCCGGTCATGCTGACGAATTGCGTTTGCAGTGATTGCGCGACGGGCTGTACTGCCGTAATTGCCGCGCCCATATCCGGCCATACCGAGCCGCCATGACTCACGTAGCCGAGCGTTTCCAATTCCTGCGTAACATCCGTGAATTTCTGCTGCAACTCGTCTGATACCGGGACGTTATCACGAATCGCTTTCTGCATTTGCCCAAACACGTCGTTAACCTTGAGCCGCAACGCCTCGTCCCCTGTGGCAATGACGGAGGCGCGAATTTGCGAAAGGGCGTCTAAGGTCGGGGCGGTATCAATCGGAATCGTGATTTTCTCTGGAGTGCCGCCGCCAAGTCCTAAAATCTTTTGCACGGACGACGGGAGGCCGTCGGTAATTTTCGAGAGTTCATTGCGCGCGGAGGCCGCGATGCCGCTAAACGCGGCTGTCAAATTAGCAGGAATCGCTTTGATTTGCGTTTCGATATCAGCAAACGCGGCTTGCGCGGCGGCGACAAAGGCGGCGGGCTGTTCCGTGAGCCATGTCCAAAATTCCTGCGCAGCGGCGGTCAGGTCTGTCCAGACTTGTTTTCCGCTCTCTGTGATGGTTGTCCAGAGGGTTGATCCGGTCGATTGAATGGATGTGACGATGCCTTGCCATTGTTGATCAATAGATGCCACGACTGCCTGCCATGCTTGTTCGGCGGTGGTCTTGGCCTCTCCCCATAGCTGCCCCCAACTCTCGCCAAGCGTTCCCATATCCGATAAAAACGCAGCCGGAAATTCTTTCAAGGCATCAAACACAGAGGAAGCAATCTCTTTCGCGCTTGCCCAAATCGCTGACCATGTATCGCCGATCTGTGTCATTTCTGCCGAAAACGCAGCAGGAAATTCTTTTAACACATTGAACGCGCCGGATACAGTGTCTGTTATTGCTGACCATGTGGCAGCAGCCGATTCTTCCACGCCTTGCCAATAGCGGCCTGCGCCAATCAATTCTGCGATGCCGTCCACAAACGTCGCAACCATGCCTAACACATCTTTTTGCGTCTGTACCCACGCCGCAGGAATCGCCTTGAAGACTTCGCCGAAATCGAAATCCCCCATCTGCAACCCGCCGAAAAATTCGGCAAAGTCGCGGGACGTGGCGGCGAGTTGCTCTGACACGCCCTTAATGGCCGGCGCGAGCAGCGTTCCCATTGATAACCGCATTTCGGCCATCGCGGTATCGGCGGCTTTGAGTTGCGCGGAGGCGAGCTTCGTTTTTTCCGCGAAGGAATCAAATGTGCGTGAGCCTTTCTCATATTCCGTGCTGGATATTGATAAGGCTTGGTTCACGCGGTCGACGTTCTGGCTCATGGCAAGCATTAAGTCGTTGACTTCTGAGCCGCTGCCCCACACCTGCTTCATCCGCGCTGCGACATCCTGCATGGCCGCCCCGCCTTCGCCTTGCATTTCCTTCATCTGCTCCAAAAGCATCATGATGGCTTCGGCGGGGCGTTCTCTGACGGCAGTGACAAATTCGTCAACAGGAAGCTTGAACGCGCGGGCGACTTTCTCGGAATCGCTCTGGATGACCGTCACGAATTTTTTGAAGGCCGTCGATCCGGCTTCAGCGGTAAATCCTAAGCTATTGATAGACGCGGCAAATGCGGCGGTTTGATCTATGGACATCCCCATAGAGGCAGCCATTTTGCCAATGCGCACGGAGATATTCATGAACGGGTCAAAACTGACATTGGCAATTTGATCATTCAGGGCGTCAAACGCACTGCCGATTTTATCGAAGGACTGATAGACGTTTTCGCCGCGTGCGGTAAATTGCGTTTCAAACAGCCCGCCGAGCCGCGCAAAGTTGTTTGCCACTTTTTCAGTATTTTCGCCCGTCGCGACAGAGAGCCGCACAATCGCCGCCGTAAACGCTTCAATATCTTTAGGCGCAGACATGCCTAACGTGCCGGCGATTGTGGCGATATTGGCGAGTTCCTGCGCAGAAGCTTGGCCTTTCAGGTCAACCAACGCCATCTTGCGTAAGGATTCGCCTAACGCATTGGTGGCTTCCCCTGACAAATTCGCCGTGCGTCCGAGATCGCCAAGTTGCGTCTCAAATTCGATAAAATCTGTGACGGATTGTTTGACGGCTTCGCCGAGCATCATGACGCCGGATGCCGCCGCTGACCCGGCCAACGCCGAAATCTGCGAATTGAGATCAGCGAGAGAAGTGATTGGCTGCCCCAAATCTCCGAACGCCTCATTGAATGCGCCGCGAAATTCGCCAAATTCGCGCATCGAATCTTGAATTTGACGGGTATGAATCCCAAGCTGCTCTAAATCATCAATGACCTGCTGCAAGGCCGATGATGCTTGGTTATCGAAGGTGAGCCGGAGTGTCAGTTCTCGTTCTGCCATAAATCACCGAATGAGGTCGTCTAACCACGTTTGGAAGACCTGCTGAATCGCGTCACAATCCTCATCTTGAAACATCACAAACGGACGCGGGTCAATTCGGCTCGTGCCGTCCTGTTGATACCCGGCATACTCCACCGCCGTGCCGAGTTCTAATTGTTGCGCCGTTTGCCGCCGAATCTCGCCTATCGAATGAAAGAGGCGGCGGGTTTTCAGCAACGGGGGATGCGGATAGGAATAACGACGCGGCGGCCACGTCGGACGCCCGCCGCTCGTAAAGTTTGTGGCAATCGAGGCCGTGATCAACGTCTCAGACGCGGCGAACGGGCGCGACGGATCGTGGAGCGCGGCCTGTATGCGCTGGAACTCGGAAATAATATTGCGGAGTTGGGGGATGTCAATTTGCATATTATTATTCGATATTATGACATAATATGCGATATTATCACATATTATGTCATAATATGCCATATTATGACATATTATCAGATCAAGGATAGACAATCTCCTGAATCTGTAGCAACCATTCGAAGACTTCTCGCCGCTCTCGCCGTCGTACTGTCGTTCGCAACCATAATTGTATGGCAGCGGGATCTAATCGTATTGTTTTCTCCGTCTGATGATACTGATGCCCATTCAGCAACTCGCAAAAGATGTTCCACGCCTGTTCTTGTCGGTTCGTCAAGGGCGCGGGTGCGCCGTGTCGCGGACAGGGAAGGGTAGGCACGTCGGCCAATGGCCGACGTGCCTCCTGTGCTTCAGCAACGCACGCCGCGCAAATATCATGGGCTATGCCGCCGGTGTGTCGCTTGACGAACCATTCAAGTTTTTTTGCAACTGTTCCTGCTGCGTCTTAATCATCTCATCAAATTGACGCAGAGCCTGTGGAATCATTGCGCCGCACCATGCAAAAAATTCCCCGCCTTCATTCAAAAACGCGCGGAGCTGCTCTTTGGAGTAACAAATCGGCTCGCTGGTTTCGTCGTCAACGATATTCTCCCACCCCACGATTGCGGCGGCGGCAATTTCTCGCAGGACGGCAGAATGATTGACCTCGCTGCGTTCAATATAATCTTTGGTGATCGTGACCGGAAATTCGCGGGTGACGGCTTGCCAGACATCATGAATCACTTGCGGAGTGACGCTGAGCGATTCAGCGATGAGAGCAATCCGGTTTTGCACTTCCGGCAATTGCAGCACACCGCGCGCGGCGGCGAGTTGGTAGTTTTGATCGACGGGGTGCGGATAGAAGACTCTTTGGGTATGGCGGTCAATAATGGCTTGCTGTTCGGCGGGCGTGACATATCTGATTGCAACAAATGGCGTCTGATTGGCCGGCAGGTCGCCGGTTAATTTAAATTGACCGGATTGTACCGGCACACGCAATAATTGACGTGGTTTGATTCGAAACATGAGACCCTTCCTCTCAAGTGATCATGCCTGAGACCCTTCAATCTCAGGCATATATGGTTATGGGGTTTTCAAAAAGCTCAAATAGATTTCTTTGTCATCATTGCCAATGCACTCATACGGAATCTTCTGCGCCCATTCGCCGTTCACATCTTCGAGGTCAACGGACGTTCTGACGACTTCCGGCATCCGCAGCGCAACCAAGTTCGGTTTCGCTAACCGGTCGGCGAGCTTGACATGAATGGCAAATGACTCCAAAGCTTCCCATGCGGTGTATTGCGTGATGCCGTCCAGATACGGATCAATTGATCCGGTGACGGCGCGATTCGTGGCTCGCATCGCATACGTGCCGCTCGTCGGCTGAATCGCCTCAAGGCGCGTCATTTCGACGCCGAGATCGCATTCGACCGTGCGGACGTAGAGTTCGCTGAACGCCCCGCCTGTTGACGTTTGCAATGATGCCCCTAACACAATCGGCGGCTTCAGCGTATAATCCGGCGTGGGCGTGTAACTGCACCCCACCGACTCGACCTCCCATGACTGCGCCTCGCACGCAAATTCCACTTTCGGAATCGCGCCGACAGTCAGGTCGTTGATCGTCATATTGCAGAGACATCCGGCGAAGCTGAATTTGACGTTGCCATCCAAATAGACATAGCAGGAGAATGTTGGCCGCACAGCAGAGTCAGACGTAAGCTTATACGTTGTATCGCCTGACACGACATGCGCAGCAGTCGGAGCGGCGGTCAAGGCGGGCGTGACGGTCACGACTTTGCGCAAATCGCCATCCGTGACGGCGGTCACCCAGACTTGTTCCCATGCGGCTGTGGCAGTTGCGCTCGTATCAACAAGAATCGCGTCGCCCTCCTCTAAGTTACATGGCGTTGTGCCATCAATGACGGTCAAAATGGTCGTTGTCGGCGCGGCGGAAATAATGACAGTCCCGGCGGCGGTATTGATGACGACATTCGCGCCGGTCGTCGGCGCAAGTGACAACGCGGGCGACACGACAATGGACTGTACGCCTGCGCCGGGTGTCACGCTCGTGACGACGGTGGACTCATACAATGATCCCACTTCGACCAGAATTTCGTCGTCCTCTTGCAACGTTCCGCCGGTGACATCAAACGTCGTCGTGGTCGGCGAGGGGGAAGCCGCAACCGTGCCATTGACGACCAGCTTGACGACATTCGCGCCATGAATCGGCGCAAGCGTTGTGCCTGCCAATAACGTGACCGTTTTGCTCTTTGTATTCGTGACAATCGAATCAATATGCTTTTCCTGATACGTCGTGCCGATTTGCACGAGAATATCATCTTCATCGGCTAACGCTGTGCCGCTCACTGTGAAGACAGTGGTTGAGGCGGTATAGGCGGGCGATACCGTGCCGCCGACGCCAATATGTTCAATGCCCCATGCGCTTTTCAGCAGTGGGCTGTATTCCGGCGCGGTGCCGCTGACGCCGCTGCCGCGTAACTCCGCCGTCAGCGTAAACGACGCCGTTTGCTTGCCGGGCAGTGACGGCAATTTTGTAAAGCTCCCGCGCATGACATCGCGGCTAATCGCCTCCATGCCGGGGCTAATGGATACGTCGACCGTCGTGATGACGTTATTCGCGGCATCTGGCACAAGCGTGCCGGGTGTCACTTCCGGCACGACCGCAACGATAGTTCGCCGTTTCACTCCCATAATATTTTTCTCCTTGCAACGTGATTCATTCTGCTTCACGCCGCGATTTGTCTGTCTTTCAGACGCGATATTCAATCATGATTCGCGCCTCATTCAGTCCTTCGAAATTCCGCAAATGCGCTTCTGGATAAATCGTCCCTTGCCAAAACCCCGCACAAACTTGCCCTGATAAATCATTGACATCAGTATAATTGTTTGGGAACAGGACATTCAACACGGCCTGCTCCAATGCGAGCAACCCCGCGAAACTCGTGTTGCCCATCAAGCCGACTTCTTCGCCGAAATGTTCCGTGTAACAATAGACAGTGACAATCACCCCGCGATGATTCGTCATGCCAGCCGGGTACGTCAGCACATTCACGCGCTCCGGCGCGAGACAAAGCGCATGTTTCGTCAGCCATCCGGCGGGGATCAGGCCATTGACGGCAATCGCAATGCGATTCGTTACCATTGCGGTCAAGGTGGCGTCGGCCTGTAAGACCGTGCGCATGCCCGTCAAAATATCATGCGTATCCGTCATCAGTACACTCCAGCGTGGCGTATGCGATAATAATACAAGGTGGCACTCATATAGCGGTCATCTTGCTCTGCCATGATCGGCGCGTGCTGCGTAATCGGCGCATAATCGCTTTGCTCTGTGAGATTCGTCCCGTCGGCGGCGATTAAATCCAATTTGCCGTCCGCAAGCTGCTGTAAATAGAACACAGCTTCTTCGTATTGCGCCCGCCACAGGTCACTCGTATCCTGCATTCGGCAGGCCAGCCCCCATACGGCAAATGTCACGGAAATTTGAAAAATCATCGGCGGCGGGGTCACGAAGGGCAAAAACGCACTGAATCGCTGCGCTAATGCGGCGTTGATCTTCGTGTCGCCGCTCAGAATGGCGGCAGTTATAATGGCAATATCAATGACGCCGCTCCCATCATCTGCCCATTGCACGACGCGCTGTGCGCCAATCTTGCGTTCAATGTCAACCTGAGTGCAGTATGCCATATTGATCCCAAAACGGGCGAGGCATGAACCTCGCCCGTATCATCACACCGGGGTTTTGCTGCCAATCGCGTTGATAATCAATGTCGCGCAATCCGGCATCAACAGATGTTCTGCCGGCCATTGTTCCACTTCAATCCATTGCCCGCCGCCGCCAATCGGTTCGTCGCGGTATTGCCGGACGCGCCAGCCGTTTTTCACACCGAACTCATCGCCGGCTGGCTGCGCATTCTTCGCCATTGATGGCGACCACATGAAGGAGTAGCCAAACGACGCGGCATTCTTCATGGGGTTTTTTGCCCGGTGAAAAAACAGCAGATTCCATGTCCAGACTTGTGAATACGTTGCGGCGGTTTTGCGCGGCGTGGAATCATACGTCGCTTCGCCGACCAAAATTTCCGCCACATCAAACAAGGATGCCATGACTTCCTTTTGCACTTTCGCCGGCGCGCTCGCGGTTGCGCCACCCATGCGATTCAACAAGTCAGGATGATTTTTCAGAATCGTCCAGACATCATAACTCATGGCGATGACGGACTCACAATTCGCGGGATCAGGATTATAGGCCAGCCCTTTCATGGTTTCGATGATGCTGAATACCGTGCCAGCCCCGGCGGTATAGCGGTCAAACTGAAAGCCGTCGGACGTGCCGCCGGAGGTCAAGGTCATCGTGTTGACATGATTCGCCGCCGCCATGACTTTTGCGGCGATCCTCTGCTCTTGCGCCAACAGCAAGGTATTCTGCACTTGCGTGGCCATAATCATCTCATTCTGTAACGCCTTTTGCGCGGCAGACAGATCAGCGTCGGCAATAAATTCGCGCCACCGTTTCGCGGCACAAATATAGGTGGTCTGTGTCACTTCGCGTTCGGAATGGCCGGCGGGCGCGTTATGTGCGCCTTCCACATTCTGCGGCTGCGTCATGACGCGGCGCGAAAATGTGGGAAACGAGCCGGTCACCATATCCACCGGCACTATCGGCAACACGTTAATCCCAATGACGCCTTGCGGTTTGACGACCGCGCAATACTCCGTCAAGGGGAGGCTCACTGTCACTTGTCCTAACATAATCGTTGACTCCTTACGGATGACGTGCTGACGACTTCATCGTCAGCACGTCTCAGGTTACGCGGCATCGGCCATCGCTGTGAATGTCAGATAATAAGAAATCGCCCGAATCACGCCGCCGCTAAACGTGCCGCTATTGGGTGTAATGGCAATCACGGTCGTGGCTGACGCAATCGCTGTCGCAGCATTGGCGTTAAACAGCGTGTTGACTTTCGTGTTTTTGGTGAACGCCTGCCCTGTGGCAATGGCCTGCGTCGCGCCGGTTTTATAGGCAGCTGCCCATGAGGTTGCGCCGTCGCCTGAGGTCACGGCGGTATCCACGCGAAGCTGCGTGCCGAGAATAATTGCGCCGCTCGGAATGTTGACGGCGATGTTGGTTGAACTCCCGCTCAGGGTGGCGGTCGCTTCGGCAGTCACGACTTTCAGCCCGCCGGTCGTCCCGCCGTTCAGGTTGACGGCGGCGGAGGTCAAGTCAATGATGTTATTTGTGGTGTTCCCGATTTTCTCGCCGTTTTGGAGCGTGATGTCGCCTGCGAACACGCCGTCAACGGCTAATAATGCCAACTGCGGCGAGACGGCGATTTCCACGAAGACATCCGTTGATTCGGCGGGCTGCGATGCCCAACCGACGGCATAATAGGCGGCGTCGCCACTGTCAACGAGTTTCGTGACCGCGCCGGTCGCGTCGCCAATCATCACGGGATCACCCGCCGCTAATACCACGCCGGACAGCTTGCGGACTTTCGTCACTTCGCCGCCGGTCACGACGGCGCAGACATCCCCTGCGGCAATGGTGTTCTTGTTGAAGGGCATCTGAATCACGCCCGCGATATTGCCAGCTTTCGCGGCGGCGGGCAGCTTGACGTAGTTCTCCGTCGTGTGATACACGACAACCGAAAACGGGAGAATCGTTTCATACGCGATCAAATTTTGTCGGAGTCCATATCCTTGCATATCTCACCTTTATTTCATGGCGGGATCATGATATTCATGTTCCGTCAATGTTTCATTACGCTGTAAACACCGCAGGATCTGCGCCTGCGATTTCCAGCAAAATCTGCTGCATAGTCCAATCTGGATGCGCCGTCTGATATTTCTGAATCATGGCATCACGCTGCGCTTGCTGCGACGGGGTGGATTTCATCTCAGGCGGCACCATCGCTGCGCCGGTCAGTTTGTATAATGCCGCAAATTGTTCAAGGAGTTGTTTGAACTGCGTCTGCATCGTGTCTTGCGTTTCGCCGAACGTGACGAGGTTCTGCGCATCAAGCCGCTCCATGAACGCGACCGGGTCAAGCTTATCCAGCGCGGGCGGCAGGCCGTTCGCTTTCACCTGCTGATACCATGCCAGATTCGCATCATGCTTGGCGGCGGCGGCTTGGGTTTCCAACTCCGTGATGCGCGCCTGAAACTGTTCAACTTGTGATTTTTGCTGCGATGCCTGTTTTTTTAACGCGGCGTTGACGATCTGCATGACCTGCGCTTCAGAAAACGCACTCATTTTGTCGGCGGGTTTTTCTTTCGGTGGTTCCGCCGGTTTCTCGGCGGCGGCTTGTTCCGCTTCCCATGCCTTGAGCCATTCGGCGAGTTCTTCCGGTGTCAGCCCCTCGAACTCTTTCAAGAGGTCTTCGGCGGTTGCACCTGCCAACCACCGCTCTTTGACTTTCACTTGATCAATCATAATGTCTCCTTGTGTAAATTGAAATTGTTGCGTCAATGGTGAGGTTTCAAACAACACAGCATAGCGGTCTGACAACGCCTTGACTTCCGGCGGGATCGCGCCTAAAAACGCGACGGACGCGATGACATCAGTGACCTCTTCGCCGGTCAATGGATCGCGGATCGTCGTGTATTTCTCCACTGACCGTTCCGGGAAATGGTCACGCACAGCGGCGGCCACCACGTCTGGCACGTTGACGAAATCCGCGAATACGCGCATCTCCGTTTGGCCGGTGCTGAGTTTGACGGGCTTGGTATAATAGCGTGACGACACGCCGAACGCGGCCTGCCGATAAAACTGTGAGGCGGGATCGTGACCGAGTTTCAGGGCGGGATCAATCCAGCGCAGCTTGGCGCGTTGATGCGCCATGCGGTTGCTATTGTTGGCAATCGTCAGCATATCAGCGTTGCGATAAGTTCGGCCATGCCACTGACCGGGACGGAACACCTCCACGCCAGCAATTTCCGCGAAGGCTTCCGCGTGATTCTGCTTGTCTATGGCGTCCAGCAATTCGCCGGCGGCGTCAAACACGCTTGTCAGCCCTTGTTGCGCGGCGCGTTGCCGCACGGCAATTAGCGCGGCGCGAAAAACTTGGCCGCCCTTGCCATACGGATATTTATAGCGAGCCTTCGTCTCGGCGGCGGCATCCGTATCCTCGGCCAAAAACCATTTCGCGTAGCCTTGCCAATCGTTGTCGCCGAGCATGGCGTTTTCGTCATCCGGCGTCATCTGCCATCCGGCTTCCGTGTTCACCTGGCCTGCGGCGATCAGCCGTTGCGCGGCGGCCACGGCGTCTGCGTT